TTGTCTATACAAAACTCCATCAGATGCAAACAAACTTGTAGTTGAATATTTTCCAGTTGGATCTGTTAAGTCAAAGTATCTACTTATTCCACTTGAAATTCTATTCACTGTTTTTGTTTTTATAATATCTTGATCAATTCCCAAAGGTCCAATATTATAATCTTCAGCTGTTACTAATCTGTTTTGTGTGTAATAACTTGCTGGAGCATTTTGTTTTATATCTTCACTAGTTTCGCTAGGACGGCCGTTTGATACCGTATTTTTTAAACTAAGACCGATTGTTAATGTTTCTTGTGCATTATTTTTGCTAATGTACGGAATTTGTATTGTAATAGATTGCAGACTACTAGGATTAATAACCATATTTCTGTTATCACTAGTTCTATAATATGTTCTAAAATTACCAGTTGGTAAATTACCAAATACACCATCGCTAAACACTAGATTAATTCTATCGTCTGCTCTTGTTGAAACTGCATAAACATCCTTAGTATCTTTAAACAAACTATTATAGATAATATTGTTTCCTTCAACTGATTCTAATTTTTTCCATAACGCAGATTCAAAATTATTTGAGTCAACTGAATATAGCCATATATCTGAATTGTTAATATTAGTGTCATCTATTCCTACAATTTGGTTAGGTACCGGATTGCCAGTGCTAAAAGATGCATTTTCAAGTTGTCCTTGTTTAAAGTGCATAAAGAACCCTGTGTTAGAACTTCCGGCGCCTTGACTATCGTCTCTATAAACAAATGCAGGATTATTACCAGGTAGTGGTGCTTCTTCTACAATAGTTTCGTTTTCAATCCCTGTACTAACTATTTCAAAGCGTGTATTAACTCCTTCTACTGGCTTACTAAATCCAAATACCGGAATGTCAGTATTCAGAGCATTAAATCTATACTGCTCTGTTACAACACCTTCGATATTTGCTGTTATTGTAGGAGATCCTACTCCTTCTGCGTTAGGTAGCGCAGCATTGATAATCTTAACAAATTGCTCAAAGTAATTTGGGTTTGCTCTATCGTTCCATAAAATAGTAGATCCACGTAAATTTTTACCTGTGCTATCGATAAGATTTTCTGTTGTAGACACTGTTTCAAATTTTAGTAAGCCTGATGCAGCTTTATTCCTTTTAGGATTATACGAAATAAGTTTTGCAAGTCTTAATACGCTTTCTCTGCGCTCTGCTGTCTCTAAGAAATTTTCTCTAGCATTTAGGTCAATTCTGAAGGATAAGTTTTGTCCTAAAAATGCAATCAAATCAATTAGCGCAAGATATTCTGAACTTTCAATATAGTCATTAAAATCCTCTGGATAATTTTGACGCAAATAGTTAATCATTGTTCTGCGTAGATTGTCAAAGTCGTAGCTTTGGAAATCAGCGTTACTAAAAGATTGATAAATTTTCTTCCAATCTTCAGTAGCAATTACTCGAGATTGTCTATCGGTTGATGACATAGATTATTCCTTCATGTTATATGATATTTATCAGGAATAATTATAGTTGCATTTAATTATTCAAGCATTTGTTTATCAAATTTAAATAACATTTGTTCTGATATATTATAAGGCAAAAACGTTAATAATGCACTTACTTCTATACCATCGTCAGTTGTATCAACAAATACCTGATCTGCGGTTACCCTATCATCATAGTTTATAATTTCAGCTACATCAGCAATTATAGCCTCTTTGTTTTCGGTTGTAAATGGTTCGTAAAGCATATCCCAAATAATTGTTCCAAAATTTGGATCGCTTAATTTTTCACCTTTTCGAATATGAAAATGATTTATAATATCTTGTTTAATAAGATCAAAATCGTATAATGCATAACCTTCAACATTTTCATTAATACTAGAAAATCCTCTATATGCGCTGCCCCTAGTTACAGCTTGCGATCCTCTATTAGTAGAGACTTTTACTCTTTTGTAAAGATTTTTTTCTAATGTACTCATAATAATATTTACCTATTTGCTGTATATGTGATAATACGCACTACGGATCGGCGAGGTACGTCTTTTCTTACCTCTTTGGAAAGCTGATTTTACTGACGGAGAGCTAAGCCAAATTTCTCCATGTTTAATACTTCTATCTGTGCCGCATATATCAACATGCATAGCATTATCAGCCATATATCCGTCTTTAGCTCCGATACCTCTACCACCGTTAGCAAAAAATTCTTCTACAAATTGTAAAAATCTAGGACTATCTTGAACAATAGTTTTTCCTGTTTTAAAGTCATATATAAAAATATCAGCAGCGCTGCCGTAGTCGTGTCTTATCGATCCTGTAGCTACCTTCTGTGTTCCAACATATCTCTTATTGCCAGATGCTCGAGCGCCGGGAGTTCTTTGCCATTCTGCATAAGGCATTTGTCCTGCACTAAAAATCATAACCTTTACATCGCAAATAATTGCAGTCTTGTCTAACAATTGTAACATCTTAGGCTCTAATGGGCGCCAACGAAATTTTCCGCTTTTTTCTTTCTTTTTTACAGCATCTTGATAATAAACACGTTCTGTTTCGTCATAACCTTCTATCTTCGGAGGCACATACGGTTTATATCCCCTAGCTTTAGCCATAGTCTCGTCCATTACTCCTTCTGAACCGACCCTTATACTATCACCTTCATCGTTAGTCCAGACTGGTCCTGAAAAGCCTTCCTCGTTTGGTATACTCGTAGCTGTCAAATCACCGCTCGACCCTGTTACTCGTACACTTGCTTCAGCTACTGATGAATTTCTTAAGAAAGTATCTGGAGATATAAATCTATCGGCTGATGCTAACATTCCTGGGGCTTCTCTATCTGTCTGATCACGCTTAAACCCTAAAGGATTCATATTCTCATGATGTGGCCAAGGTTCGTGTTGCGGTGCTCTCGGCACAATGGAAGTGTAAGGTATAGGTTGTGTTACTCCTGGTAGTACATAAGGTAACGTTATTTCAGGTAATGGGCTTACTTTTGCTGGCATTTGAGGACTTCCGGCTTCGATTGCTTTTGCAGCATTAGCCGGTAGTAATGCATCTACACCCTCAGTAGCGTCTGTTGCCGCTGCTGCTGTTGATGCAGCTGGTCCGTTAAAATGAATTTCAGCTCCGGTAGAAACAAAATTAGCACCTGCTTGAATATGTGTTTCGGCGCCACTTGTAATATGTGTACCAAGACCTGATGTTGATTCTATATTTCTAGTGCTTTCTAAGAAAATACTTCCTTCTGCTTTAGAATTTATATCAGCTGTTTTTGCTTGATTAAAAATAGACACTTCTGCAAGACTATTAATATTTGCAGTTTTACTATGATTAAAAATATCAGTTTCTGCAATATTATGCATTTCACCAGTTACGGTTTTATTAAACATACTTGTTTCTGCGGTATTGTGTATTGATCCTGTTGCAGTTTTGTTAAACATATCTATACCGGCAGTAGTGTTTATATTTTCAACTGCATTTGTTAAGATACTTATTCCGGCTCGATTGTTAATAGTGCCGTCAACTGTTAATAGGTAATTTCCTGTGATATCGTCATAGATATTTGATCCGGCAGTTCTATATATCGACTGTGCTGCCTTTGTATGTAATGCACCGTCAATTGCTTCGTGGTACATGTGTGACCCGCTGGACAAATGTGTATTTTTTGCAGCATTTGAAAATATACTATCGCCTGCAGATAAATGACTGCTGCCGCCAACTGTTATAGTGTGCTCTGCGCCTACTAACAAACTTGTATTATATGCACTTTCAAGTTGTACTCTGCCACTTTGCTTTTCTTGTTCAAAATGTTTTCCATCGCTCCAACGTGCTGAGGCTTTCATGTTTATATTACGGCCAGCTTCTACATTAAAATCACGTTCTGCTGTAAAGTTAATATCAGTATCACTCATAACACTTATACTATCTTGGGCATGTATATCTATTTTACCATCTGACGACATTTCAATCCATGCAGTGCCTCTTGAGTTTGCAATATAGATTAAATCTTCACTGTTATGCATCATTATCTGATGCCCTGTTCTAGTCCTAAATCTAATCATTTCATTTTGTGGAATGGTTTCGTCGCCGCCTTCTTCGCTAATACGTTTGTTTACATATATAGGAGGACCATCTTCAGCGTGGGTTGCTCTAATTAAATTCTGATCGCCGTCATCCATTACAAAACTACTACCACCCAGTCTGTTATATGGAATATCTATTCCGTCTATATCATAACCGTATTTTGCTTTAGGATGATCTTTACGTTTATCAAGTGGTCCAGGTGTACTCATACCAAACACCATCGACGGTGCTTCTCGTCTAGCACTACTAGTAGTTGTGCCTCTTGTTTCGTCGTCTATTAAACCTTGTACTTGTAGTACTTCAGAAAAATCTTTATTATAAGGTTTCTTAAAAAACTGAGGATCTGCTGCTGCGCCATCTTCTAATTTTTTATTATATTCACCTACAGGTAATTTTTTGTCTTTTAAATCTTCAGGAGTTTCTTCAGTATGTAACAAGGTAGATGCTGTTGCACCTGGAACCATCATATTCATATTATTATCTTGAATACATCCTATCCAATATCCGTATGCTGAGATGCCTTCTGCAAATATAACTAAAACACGAGATCCTACATCAGGCGGTACTGCCCAAAATCCATAACTTTTTTGTGTGCTTTGAAAATCGTCATTTTCTTTTAATCCTGATGCTGGTGTAACTCCATAAAACGGAGACAGATATTTGACAATCATTAGTTGTCCACTTCTTTCAGGAAGATTACTCGAACTAGTACGTCTAATAAGTTCAACTTCTAATGTACCTTGCATATACGGATCTAAATGATTTACAATAATTGCTTCATACGGGCCACTATTGCTAATGGGTCCTTCTTGTACTGTTGTTCTTGTATAACTCATTAAAGTTTGTCCTTAATTATCAAATTCTTGATATTTGTACTCTGCCGCCATCGGTTTCTTGAAATGCAAATTGAGTAATGTCAAGTTTATATCTTTCAAGTTGTCTTACAGCCGATGCTTGATTTCTAAAAAATCTGTTAGGTGCTGTAAGTTTTTCAACCACATCCTCAACTCGACCTGTTCCGTCATTAGCAAATCTTTTACTCGGGTGATCATATTCTACTTCGCCGCCGCGGGTTTTAATTTTAGTTTCATCTGGTGCTTCGCCGACTCTTACATTATTTTGATCATACACACTACCGTCTCTTATATTATATGAACTATTTACAATATCTAATAACTCTTGCCTATCGGTTGTGTTTGTTAATTCTTTTTCTTGTCGTGCTGCACTATTATTCTTGTTACTTGTACCAGAAGTAAATGTTTCTGGTAATGGTTTATCAGTTATGCCAGTTAAGCTATCAGTCTGATTTATTATAGTGGGTATTTCGTCATACGTTGGCCCTGCTGCAAACACGCCTTTCCATACATTTGATTTATTTTCTACATCTCTAAACTGATTCATATATTCATATCGTTTACCTGAGTCTGTTTCTATGAAAGGATCAACTCCGGTTGCTTGTACAAATACATTTCTAGCACTTGTTAGATCTACTTTACCTACTTTGCCTACAAAAAAAGATGCGGCGCTTTGTGCTGCAGGTATAGCTTGATTTAAGATAGCTGGATTGTTTAAAATATCTAATCCTGTAGATGATGCCACAGATTGGAATACTTTTTTTCCTGATATTCCTAAAAGTCCTGCTGGTGAAAATGCACTGCCGCCATCATCTTTTAGTACTTGATCAAAAAATCTAGTAGGTGAAGATTTTAAATCAGTTAGCTGTGCATCAGAAAAATTAGATATAACTGGTCCAAATCTATTTCTTAATGCACTATTAGATGTTGTCGCATAAGATTTTACATAATTTGTTGTTAAGCCTGAAACGTTTTCACACATACCGACTATATTTGCAACTGATGCTGTATCAGTTATTCCTACTTTACTTAGTTGGTCTTTTACTTGTTTTGCATTAACAAGTTTTTCTGCATCAGAAATAACTTTAGGAATTTCATCATATCCGTGTACTGTAGGATTAGTAGAACTTTGTACTTCAGGATTATTACTATCATCTGCTACACCAGATTCATCTCCTGGTGGTGCATAATCAGGCATATCTTTTGTGGATTTTTCTCCAAGGTGACATACATCACGTATTTTCTTACCTAGTCTAAAATCATATCGATCATCTTGTGGATCTATTAATTCATATTTGTAAACATCACTTGCTTCGGGTAAATCAGAAGGTGTAGAAGGATAAGAATTTACACGCTTTCCTCCTGACGTTACTTGACCTGCACTTACTGCATGTTCTGTAACTCTTTTTTCAGATGCTCCAACTGTAGGATTAGCTGTATTGTCTCCGTTAATAGTAGCATCAACTCTAGTAGTTTTTCCTGTGCCACCTTTTTTTGCATCCTTAATGCCTTGTAGAAATTCATCTGGTTTACCATGTGCTGAATTATCTAAAACTCCAGAATAATAACTTTCACCTTTTGCTTTTCCG